TTTAGATTTAGGGTTACCTGATCTTCCTGGCGAAGTAGTTATTGATGCTGTTCGAAAATGTACGCGTAATTCAGATGCATTAATTATTGTTACATCTGCTCATGCGGATAAAAAAAATCAACAAAGATGTTTGCATTTTGGAGCGAATACTGTACTTGTGAAACCTATATATAAGGAAAATTTGGAAAAAATTATTTATACTAGCTTAGAAAATAAAAATACCAAATTTACCTTTTAAAGGCTAGTTTTTAATCTCTCGCATGTTATCTATAATAAGAAATAAGCTGATGCTTGCTGGCAACCTCCTGGCTAACTTTACTGCAAGATATGAAAAAAATCTTTTTACAAAGTGGGAAAAAGATTACTTTTTATCTATTTAAATAAAACTCCAACTATCCTATCAGGCTCCCTCCTAATTAAAGTTTATCAAAACTATTCAGTGTTATTAAAGGAAAATAACACAAATTAATTTTGCAACACTATAAAAAAGAAAAATAGCGCATCGATAGCCTAACCATAAATGTTTTTTGAGATAATGTTTGAGGAGAGGGCCGGAAATTTAATGTTTATTTACGGCTCTAACCAATCTATATTTTTCTACCAAACTTCGACACATATTCGACACATGGATAATTTTATTTGAGAGGTTAGGGGCTAATCCCTTGATTTAATTGGTGCCAACGAGACGAATCGAACGTCCGACCTACTGATTACGAATCAGTTGCTCTACCGACTGAGCTACGTTGGCAATGCGGTTGAAAGAGCCACGAATTGTAGTCAATTTGAGCATTATTAGCAATTTCATCTTTAAGCTATTCATGCTGCGTGTACCAATTTTGTACCAGCTACACGCTCGGCTGCCTCTTTGAGATGATCGCTATTTAAATGTGCATAGCGAAGGACTATATCAAAAGAGGACCACCCTCCTAGCAATTGCAGCTCTTGTAACGATGTTCCGTTTTGAATATGCCAAGATGCCCAGGTATGACGTAAATCATGCCAGCGAAAATTTTCTATCCTTGCTCGCTTTAATGCTTTTCTCCAAGCAGCCGTATTACACTGTCGTATAGGTTTTCCCTTATAAGTAAAAACAAATTCTAGGTGCTTTCCTAATTGCTTGCGTATAACTGAAACAGCATCAAAATTTAAAGGTACAGGAATAGATGTTTTATTTTTAGATTGGCTTGCGTGAATCATAGCATGGCGTTTTTCTAAGCTAACATCTTTCCAACGTAACCCTAAAACATTTGCTTGCCTTAAACCAGTCGCTAGGGAAAAAGATACCAAATCAGCTAAATGCAGAGGTAACTCTTTAAGTAGCCGTTGCATTTCTTCCTGAGTTAACCAACGTTCACGCTTTTCTCCTTCATGGCGTATTTCTACAGAAGGAGCTTTCTCAATCCATTTCCATTTTAGTTCGGCTTTTCTTAAAATAGATCTAATTAAAGCTAACAGCCGGTTTACAGTAGCAGGAGTGACATTATTTGCTTCCTTTTTTTTCGCTATTTCTTCAATCATATCGCTATCAATTTCACTGAGCTTTTTGTTATTAAGATAAGGATTTACCCATTTAAGCTGACGTTTATCATCCTTTAGGCTACGCTTATAAGTTGATTCTTTTAACCATCTTAGTACCGCTTCCTGCCATAATCGGTCTGTTTTTTCTTTTAACTTACTTTGGCGCCACAGATCAGCTTTTAAGCGATCATGCAATTCCTGTGCCGCTAGTTTGTTTGAAGACCCAGTAGATCGTTGTATTCTTTTTCCATTGTGAGAAAATCTGATCCACCAGACATTGTTTCTTTTACAGAGTGCCATATTTTTTCTCTCCTATTGTTAGAGACACCCTGCGATACTTTGCAGGGTTGATCGTAAAGCGAACGAAGATAATTAACAAGGTCTTCTTCCAAAAAGCACCAACACTTACCTGGCTTACCTGCGGGTATCTTTTTAGTGGCTGCTAATCTTCTAAGTCCCTCAGGGTTCATCTTCAGAAATTCAGCAGCTTCTTCAAGTTTGAAAGTTTTCATTTAAGAACCCCTTTTTTATTTTTTTAATAATCAAATTAATAACGTTATTTTATTTCAAAAAAACGTCCACATGCGGACGTTTTTTCTATTTAAAATAAAGACCTAATAAAAAATAAAAACAAGGAGTCTTATGCAAGAAACAATAATTAGAAACACTATTCAGTTTTTTGGAAGTATTACGTATATGGCTAAGATACTCAGGATTAATCGCTCAAGTATTTATCGTTATCTTGAAGGGAGACCAATTCCAGATCACATTGCTTCACGTATCGTAAATACAACTAACGGTAAAATTAAACTTAAAGATCTTATTCCTTGGAAAAGCAAATACCATATAGAGCTTGAGGTTTTTTCCGGCGCCCTTATAACATTACCTATAAAGAAAATTATTATTATTCCTGAAAATGTAACGAATTTTCCTGATAAAAAAAATTTACCTCTATCTAATCATCGTGCTATTTGTGTCGATCAAAACACTCGTCTTATCTATGGCTTAGAACATATTGAAGCTGCACAACTACGAAGAATAAAATCAGTGACTGCCTGGCGTATATCACTGGAAGATTTGCGAGATAAAAAATATGAAGTTCACCATTTACTTAAAGCATTTGACTTACTTGAGCGATTAGCTATTAGAAATTCCTTAAAAAAATTTATTGGAAAGCGTCAAGGAAAACGAACTGATCTCGATGAACTTGTGGATCTTCCTCCACAAGTTCAAGGAATTAAAACAAGAGATTTGGTTGCTGATGCACTTGGATTCGGTAGTGATTATGTTTGTAGACTACTTAATAAAATATTACGACTAGGCAGTCCAACACTAATTGGTCAAGTACGAAAGGGAAAGATATCTATTTCGAAGGCAGCCGAAATCGCTGAATGTTTATATAACAAACAAAGTATCCGAGTTTCAAAAAAGGGAAAACAAGCAGTCAATAACGATGATTATAAGAATATAAAAAATAATTTAACCGGATCATTTGATTTCTTATCGCAATTTAATAAATAACCTTACTAAAAATAAAGGATCACATATCATGAATACTTTCCAACTTCCTTATTCCTTACAAGCAGAACAAGCCGTATTAGGTGGCTTATTGCTCGATAATGTGACATGGTCAAGCATTAGTGATCATTTGCTAGCAAAAGACTTCCATCAATTTGAACATCAAATTTTATTTGATCGAATTTCAAAGAAAATAAGAAAAGGAGAAAGTGTTGATGCATTGACCTTAAGTGAAGAAGCGAAAGAAATGCCCGAATTAAAAGAAATAAAGGGTGATATGTATGTACTTGAACTCATCAAAAAAACACCCGGCATATCAAATATCGCGGCTTATGTGGATATTATAAAGGAACATTCGAATCGTCGTCAGTTAATAGAAATAGGCCAGCTATTAAATCATTATGCGACTCATCAAAATACAAAGGAAACCTTAGTTTGGTTAGAAAATAAAATTAATCAGTTAAGTGACCATCTATCTCCTGATAGTAAATTGCAATTAATAACATTAATTGACTTTCTAACGCTGAATATTGCCCAACGTGAACTTATTTTATCCCCGTGGTTACCAAAGCAGGGATTAGCCATGCTTTATGCTAAGCGAGGTGTTGGGAAAACACACGTTGCTTTAAACATTGCTTATGCGGTAGCAAGTGGTGGTTCGTTTTTAGGTTGGCAAGCGGATAAACCACGTTCCGTAATATATCTTGATGGAGAAATGCCTGCGGCAACCATGCAAGAGAGACTGGCTTCTATTGTAATGTCTCATACCGAAGAAGCCAAAGCATCTTTTACTATCCTAACCCCTGACATTCAAAGTCGTGGTATGCCTGATTTATCTACACTGGAAGGACAACACGCGCTTGAACCTTTTTTAAAAGATGTCGAGCTAATAGTCGTTGATAACATTTCTACACTGTGTCGTAGTGGAAAGGAAAATGAAGCAGAAGGCTGGATATTAGTGCAAGCCTGGGCATTACGCATGCGATCAGAAGGTCGCTCTGTTCTATTTGTCCATCATGCATCAAAAAATGGTAATGCGCGAGGAACGAGCAAACGTGAAGATGTATTAGACACTGTCATCGTTTTAAAACACCCAAGTGATTATGACCCGAGTGATGGTGCATGTTTTGAAGTTCATTTTGAAAAGGCACGTTCGTTTTGTGGTGATTCCGCACAACCTTTATTGGTCAAACTACATACTGAACATAATCAACAAGTTTGGGAGCTAAAAACGTTAGAGAAATCGACTTTCGAGAAAGTGGTTGAACTCGCTAAGCAAGGATTTAGACAACACGAAATTGTCCTTGAGTTGGGCATTAGCAAATCAAAAGCTTGTCGCTATTTTAAAAAAGCAAAAGAACAGGGATGTATTGCTCATGCTTAACGCGATGAGATCAGGCAAAAATTGCGGGTTGCACCTCTTAAGGAATGCAACTCGCAATTTCCTTCTCATTTTGGAGAATAACATGAAACAAGAAATGCAACTGATATCGGTTAAAGCTTTAGCTTATAAGGCTTTAGAGCGTAACTCATCTGATACTTTTTCTGCAAAGCTGTGGATAAATAATGCAACTTTAACCTCAAAAAAACCACCCCAAAAGTTGCGACCTGAGCAACCTTATTTTGGTTTAGAGGTTGAACAATTAAAAATTCTTGCAGCGGAGGATTGGACTGAAGTGAAAGATAATCCAGCAATGCTAAAAGCCATGGTCGAGACCTATCTCATGCTAAAAGGATTAGACCCCACAATATCTTCACCTATTTACACTAAAACGGTTAATTGTCGTCAGTGTGGCGCAATACAAACTTGGCCTAGTTGTCCTGATAACACCTTTTGCTGCCAATGGTGCTTAGTAAGTAATAATTTGGTCTGGAATTAATAAAAAAGGAGATAAAGATTATGTTCATAAAAAAATTACTACAACGAGTCATAGGCTACCGAATGAGACTACGAAGGAAGGAACAGGAAAAGCAATTAGTAAAAGATGAAAATAGCAGGCTCGCTAAGCTTCTGAATGTAACGAGGACTATCAAATGAAATGTCTTAATCCGAACTGTAATTACTTTAAAACCAAAGCTATTAATTCGATTGAACTGAAGAAAGGTCATTTAACTAGAAGAAGGCGTTATTGTAGTAAATGCCAAGCACGATATACCACCCTCGAAGTACCTCTATACATAGGATCAATTAATAAAGAGAGATGTAAAATGTTTAAGCAGGTTATCCATTATTTTTCAGGGAATGATCCCTATGCTCAATGGCAACAATTCTTCAATCAAAGCATCAAAAAATCTACTCCCATATAAGCTATTCGCAAATCAAAAAAAACCGTAGGATAATTAAAAGTTTAAAGACGGAGAAAGATAATCCTAAGATGAGCAAATTACCGAATGGTCTAACGATTAGGCAAACTAAGTTTTGTCAAAATTACACCCTTCCTCCCCATAACGCGACTCAATCGGCTATTTCTGCGGGTTATTCTCCACATATTGCTAAAACTATAGGTCATCGATTAAAAACGAACCCTAAGATACAAGAATACTTGAAATCCTTGCAGTCTGATTTAGAAAGTCACATGACAATTAGTTATGAATGGAAATTGAATAAATTAAAGGAGATTGTTGAAGCTTTTATAGAAAATAAAGAAAACTTAATTTCGAGTAAGGTAAACAGCGCTATTCAAGCGATTAGCGAAATGAATAAGATGCAAGGTCATTACTCAGCAGAAAGGCATGTCAATTTTAATATAAAAGCTGATCCTGATTTGCAACAACTCGAAGATCTCATTAAGAAACATGGTAAAGAATATTGAGAACGCTCAAAGCGCCTTATTAACCAAAGCTAAACTTTGGGGATCGTTATTATTATTTACCCAAGTATTTTATCAATTACGCACAGGGCGTGAATTTAGCGTTTCTCAGCCCACTTGCCGCGAACCCCATGTGATGACACTCTGTCGAGCGTTAACGCGGACATTACGCAGTGAAATACCCCTTCTGTTAATTAATATTCCCCCACGCTATGGTAAGACGGAATTACTCATTCATTTTGTAGCATGGAGCCTATCGCGATATCCCGACGCACAATTTCTTTATGTTTCTTATTCACATTCTTTAGCAAAAAAACAAACACAGACCATTCGTCAGATTATGGCATTGCCGCAGTATAAGAAATTATTTGATGTTAATTTATCTGATACTTCTAGCGCTAAAGACAATTTCGAAACTACACAAGGTGGCTGTGTGTTTGCAGCGGGTAGTGGTGGCACGATTACAGGACGAGGCGCAGGCTTGCAGAATGTCGATCGTTTCTCAGGTGCAATTATTATTGATGATATTCATAAACCCGATGAAGTGACCAGCGATGTCATGCGCGAAGGAGTGATCGATTGGTATTACAACACCTTGCAAAGCCGTGTGAATTCACCCGGTAAAACACCGATTATTTTAATTGGCCAACGTTTACATGAAGCCGACTTACCCAGTCATTTGATTAAAACTCAATCCTGGGAAACATTGGTTTTACCGGCTTTAGATTCTGCCGGTAATGCCTTAAATCCTTTGATGCATAATGAAAAGCAATTATTAAAGCTCCAAGAAGAACGGCCTTATGAGTTTGCTGCGCAATATCAGCAGGATCCGCAACCTGCCGGTGGTGGAATATTTAAGCCCGAATGGTTTTATTTATTAGATGAAGAGCCAAACTTTTTAGCAACCTTTATAACGATTGATACCGCAGAGACCGATAAAACTTATAATGATGCCACGGTATTTAGTTTCTGGGGTATATATAAAATAAAGAACGAAACAGCAGAGACGGATACATTAGGACTGCATTGGATCGATTGCGTTGAATTGCATATTGAACCTAAAGATCTGGAATCAGAACTACGTCATTTTTATACGCTAGCAAGCCGCCATCAAGTAAAACCGAGTGTTATTGCGATTGAAAAGAAATCCACCGGTGTAATGTTGCTTTCACTTTTAAAAAGCTGGCGTGGTATTGAGATACGAGAAATACAACGCACCATTCAGTCAGGCAGTAAAATCACACGCTTTCTTGAGATCCAGCCGATTATCGCGAGCCAAAGAGTTTCTTTACCGCTCCAAGGTAAACATACTGAGCTCTGTATCACTCACTGTAAGAAAATTACCGCTAACAATACGCATCGTTTTGATGATATTGCCGACACCCTATACGACGGCATCAAGCTAGGGTTAATCGAGCAATCTATTTTTTTTCAAAACCAGCATCGTCATGAAGTTAATCGCATTATCTCAAAGCTAGCAGGACATTTTCAGCAGGTTAATCGATTAAGAGAGGATCGTCTATGATAGCTCAAGTACACCAGGATCAATTAACCCGTATTAAAAAGAATATTGAAAAGAGTCATGAATACTTTCAAGACAATGTAAAACGATTTAATTATTTTCGACAGTTTGTTTTTCAATCTTCTTTATCCGAGGCCGATCGAGCCGCTTTAAAAGAAACAAAAAAGCCCATCTTAGAATTTAATAGCTTAGAAGCTTTTATTTCTCGATTAAGAGGTGAATTTTCTAAACAAGAGCCCTCTATTGCTGTGCGTTTATTAGATCACAGCGGATTAGATCCGAACTTACCTTTAATTTTAGAAGGTCATTTGCGATCGATCTTTGATGAAGCCAATCATAATGGCTGTTCCTATGAAGTTTATACCGATATCTTAAGTGGTGGCTTTAGTGCCATGAAGATATGGACTGAATATCAACATGAAAAAAGCTTTGATCAAGTGATCAAAATCGGCAGAGTATACGACCCTACGTTAGTTGGTTTTGATCCGTTAGCAATTTTACCGCATAAAGGTGATGGTCGTTATTGTTTTGAATTGATTCCAAAAACCAAAGAAGAATTTCAGGCAGAGTATCCTGATATTGATTTATCTACCTTAAAATTCTCTAAATTAGAAGGCTTTAATTGGTCCTATCAAAACCAACAAGAAGATATTTTACTGTTGTGTGATTATTACGTTAAAAAGAAAAAATCTAAGAAATTGGTTCGTTTAAGTAATGGCCATACTTTGTTAACAGAAGAGCATCAAAAGCTTGCCCAATACTGGCAGGAAACAGGCAGACTGGATCAGATTCCTCACATCGTAGAGGAACGTACGACTTACCTAGAAACTATTCAGCGTTATCGCTTGATCGAATCTACTGTATTAAGTCATGAGGAGACGAGTTATCAATTTTTACCGATCGTTTACGTCGATGGAAATTCGATACGTTTGACTAACAATGGACAAGCGAAACAAGTAACGCGTCCTTATGTCTATCATGCTTTAGGTAATCAAAAATTAAAAAACTTTGCAGGGCAATGCCTAGCCAATGAACTCGAAAACATGGTCATGCACAAATGGAAAGTCGCTGCTGAATCGATCCCTGAGAAATATTTAGAAGCCTATATAAATCCTCAAAAAGCCAGTGTTTTAGTTTATAACGCCTTTCTAGAAGGTAGTCAGGGAATGATCCCATTACCGCCACCGCAAGAAGTTGGA